CCGGAGTATGCGAAGTACGGAAAGTACGGAAGAATCGTTGTTGATGTCACAACTGAAGGTTCATTGATAAGAGTGCATTTCGCAAATTCCTGGAAGAGGTTTACGAACGGAAAAGAAATCGTTTTCGGGAGGTTTAGATGTTGGTATCAAGGTGATCAAAATTATTTTGACATTTTAGGAATGTTTGAACGGCATTTGAACCACACTGATGAGATTTTGGTGACAAACAGTAGTGATGACGGGTTGATGACTTGGTGGGATGCTTTTGAAAGGTTTACTTATTTGATTGATATTTCAACGAATGACAGTGGACATGGGACGTTCTCACATTTGCATTTCACTAAGTTGTGTGGTATGTCTATTGATCAAGCTGATAACTACATGCAGACAGTTTCGTCGATTGTGAGGGTGTATGATGAGGATAAAAGGAATTTCTTTGAGTTACAGCCATTGACATTGTACTTGCCAAGTGGGTTGGGTGATACTACGGTTAAGAATAACCCAGTTTATCCGGACTTGGCATATATTGTAAATAAATTATTAGAGAGGGGGTATAAGATGTGTATAGCTTTAGTTACTTGCGCTGGTTTTATTATGGGACATAGATTTTCGTATCAGAGGGTTGAACGAATTGAAGAGTTACAATTTTTGAAGCAGTCGCCTTTTTATTTAAATGGTAAGTTAGAACATATGGTAAATTTAGGAGTTCTTTTTAGGTATAGTGGTAAGTGTGTTAATCAGTTGCCGGATATTTGCTACCCAAAAATGTTTGATACACATGAGTTGAAGTGTCTTTATTTTCAGTCGCTTCTTACTTTTGGTTTTTTCAAGTATAATAGGTATTATCCAGTACTCAAATACCTTTGTCCATACTTTGAGTACATTCTTGGTGCTGAGTGGCAACATACCGAGCAGTTGACCATAGTGTCACCCAAACATTTCGACGTTTTGAAAAGCCAGGATAGACCTGTTCTTTTTCACACGACCGAGAGTTTTTACGCTAGGTATAGTTTGACATTGAGCCAGATAGATGTATTCGAGAGCTTGTTAGTTAGCACAGGTTTAGGTAGTTGTATTTTTTGTGAGCTTGTAGATGTTGTTTTGGAAGCCGATTACGGTTATTCGTGGTAGGT